CTTGAGTAATTGCAGCAGTAAGCTCTGAGTCTCTTGTGATTGATGGATTTAGCTGATTATCTGGAACATACCCGTTTGAATCAAGTTCTGCAACTCCATCTACTGTTCCCATTAAAGATAATGGTATGTATCCGCTTGTTACTGTATTAGAAAGTCCGCTAACAGCTGTATCTACGTAAGATTTATCTGCAATTACAGAAGTATCTACGGATATGGAGTAAACTCCAGTCACATCGTTATATGATTTTGATATTCCGTTTCCGTTTGAAATAGTATCGTTTAAATAGTCTTGTACTAGCTCTAATAATTCTGCGGGAGTAATATTTAAATACGGAAGAACATTCCATCTTGAAGTAGCATCATTTGCGATACCAACTTTAAACTTTTTATTTGTAAAGTCATAACCAATTTCTCCTGATTGCAAAATAGGATTGTTTGCCAACCAGTTTGCAGCAGTATCTCTTCTTATCTGTATTCTAATTGCCATTATGAAACTCCCCCATCAATTCCTGTTTGAGAATTGTATTGCTGTCCAGAAGTACCGCCATCAAATATAGATAGGTTTGGATTATACGACCCAGCGTATACTGTGTGTACATCTCCATCATATGTATGTATGTGGTTTTCAAGAACATATTGAGAAGCATTTACTGGCATCCAATCTGATCCAGTGTGCATCATCAATGCATTCATTGTTGTATTATAGTATAAAGATCCAGCATGTCCCGTCGAAGGGTTTTCTGATAGTGAAGGCAGTGACAGTGTTGCTAGAAATTGTCTTGCCATGGTTATCCTGTGATAACTACTCTATATGCTCCACTTGCTGGTGCTGTAGCAAATCTTAAAGTTGTTGTATTTACTGATGTTCGCTCTACATCTGTTTCAACAAGTGCTTTTGAGCCACCTGTTTCATAAACATTTACTGTAACATCCTCTGTATTTAATCCATGTGTTATTACAAAAGATGTTGCGTTGGTTGTATTAGCTATGTCTTGTGCAAACTTTCTAGTAATTGCATGATAGGCTCCACCAACCTGGCCAATTTGCCATACATCTGAGGTCTCGTTCCATAGAATTTCTGCATCTGCAGAATCTCCACGCTCAACCTTAATTCCAGCATCTGCTACTGGTGTGCCAGTTGCATTGCTATTAAGATTTACTTTATTGTCAACAATATTAATTTCTGTTGTGTTAACAGAGTTAATTGTTCCAGATACGTTTAGGTTTCCGCCTACGTTTAAGTTGTTAGTAATTGTTACGTCATCTGGAAGTCCAATTGTTACTGTTGCGGCTTCTCCAGATGTTGGAGCAACTGTAATTTCATTCGCTGTACCTTGAATGTTAGCAACATAGTCGCCAGTTGTCTGTGTTCCAAGATTTACGTTCTTGATTGTTACTGCGCCATCTGATACCGTAAAATCTGCATCCGCAAATGATGCTACGCCTTTATTTGTTGTGCTTGCATTTTCAGCGGATACTGTAACTGTATTATTTGTTACAGCTACATCAATACCTTCTCCGCCAGCTACAGTTAATGTGTCTGTGAGAAGATTTACGGTGTCTGTGCCTGTATCTCCAGCTATCGAAAGATTAGTTGCTACGTCTGCTTCGCTTGCTGCGGTTAAACGACCTTGTGCGTCAACTGTAAATGTTGGAATCTTAGTTGTTGATCCGTAAGATCCTGCTGTTACTGCGGTATTATCTAAATCTAATGTTGTTGTTCCAGCTGAGTCGCTGTATGTAGCTGTTAAACCTGTTCCGCCAAGTACTGATGAACCAATTACATCTTGAATAACTTCTGTCGAAGCTCCCATCGGCATCCATGGGCCGTCTGGTGCGGTTAAACCGTTGTAGTAGTAAAGAACATTATCGCCAGTGTTGTAGTATATCTGTCCTGTTACTGGGTTAAGTGGTGCTGATCCAAGTCCTTGGATTCTAGCATTAAGAAGTTCATTCTTATTTAAATCTATACTCGTTACAAATAATCTTGCCATGTTTAAATCTCCTTAAGACAGATATGCTGTCCCTGAGAATGGTTGTGCCATCGTCAGTGTAATTTGGTTAATACTATTATAGTCTATTCCTGTTTCTAATATGTCGCCTGCGCTAGTTTTTACGGTTACGTTAGGGTGATATCCCAAATTGTGGTTAACAATAAGAGACCATACCCCATTAGAAGGCCCAGTTACTTGATTTATTGAAAATGGGTATGTTAAGGTTCCAGTTGATAGAAAGTAGTTGGTTGCGCCATCCCAGGTTAGGTCATTTAGCTTAGGTCCGTAGAACTTTGTTGTGACTTTGTCGTAATAAAAATCACCCTCAACTCCAAGGCTGGGTGGGGGAGCGCCTACCCCATTTAGAATAGACTTTCCTCTTGGACCCTGTGGTCCTGGGGCTGATATGACTACGTCATTTTTTACTTCTGTTACTATTATTTTTTCTGTCATATTGTCACCGACCTACTTAAAGTTATATAGCCTTCAAGCAATTTTGTTTTATTTCCATTTGAATCTGTTATCATGATGTCATATGAAGACTTTGGATAAAATAAAGAATTGGTTTGAGCCGCAGACATCTTAATGGTTAATTTTCCGTTTGGCGCATCTATTACTATACCAGACGCTGGTGAACTTAGGGTGAATGCCAATTTTGATCCGCCTTTTGTATCCCTAACTTGCATTTTTGCTGTTGCATTTGTTAGGGCTATTGGTTGATCTGCACTGTCTTTGTATTCTACTACAAAAGAAAATGTTGTATTTTGGTCGACTTCAAAATTTTTCTGGGCTGCCATAAATCTCCTAAAATAGGAAAACTCCTATGCTCATTTTAGCATAGGAGCCATCCTAATTACTTAATTAGCTTTACTTCTTTGTAAATCCAAATGAACTTTCGTTTGGATTAAGTGCTTTCAAAATAACTGGTAGACAAGCCGCAATACCACCCTTAATTAGGTCTCCTGGGTCAGTATTTCCAGTCATGTAAAGAGCAATAGCCGCACCTAAAAAGTGACGACCATAGCTTGCTAACGCTGCTAGAATTTTCTCTTGCATTGTTACCTTTCCATCATTGTTAAGATCTTCTTTTGTTTTTGACAATTTAGATCCTCCTTATTTCTGGGCCCTATGCCCAGGAATTTTGGGTTTCCCCAATCTTTATTATATACCCTTTAGGCAGAAATGTCTACAATCTCGCAATTTCCGTCTGATGTACAGGCAAGAGTAGAGTTTGTGGAAGTTCCGTCTTCTGTCTCGTAAAAAGACAAGTCTTCCCAACGAATATTCTTGGGCATCTTTGAAAGAAGATCTTCGTACTCTTCTTTTGTTACTTCCTGATATGGTGCTTGCTTGTAGGAATGGTCTGAATGCGGAAGGAATGAAATTCCAGATACTTCGTCAAAATGTTTATATACCCATGCTCCAACTTCCATCCACTCATCTTCTTTAACAGACACAGTAATAGATGGCTTATGCTCACACCATGCACGTTGATAAACTAGCCAAATGTTTAGATGATCTAACGCAGTTAAATCATTTCTAACAATTGCTCCGTTTGGCGCCTTTACTGGAAATGAAAAAACATATGTATCATTTGGCTTCATAACATCATCTTCTACTGGAATTCCTACTTCCTTTAGAAATGTAGAGATTGGATCTCCCTTAGAGCCACGAACTGTGCGAATGTAATATGGTGAATGCCAAGGATGCATTCCTGAAGATACCCCGACCAATTGAGACACTGTACCAGAAGGCTTTACGCATGTAATAGCTGCAGACTCAGGAATCCCAATTTTCCCAGCCTCTTCTTTATTAACCTCACGAGCAAACTCACGAAGTCTAGACAAGGCGTCTTCCAGCTTATCAAGACCTTGTTTTCCAGAAAAGAACTTGTGTCCAAATTGTCCTGTTAATGAAACTCCAAGCAATCTTTCTTCTTCTGTGTTGTCTTTCCAAATTTTACGAAGGTATTTAAAGTCTGTTAGCGTTGATTGCCAAGTTCCAAGAATTGTTGCAAGACGGACTTTATTTGCAACATCTTCATTTGTATCTTTTTCACGTAATACGACTTCTGAAAGATTACAAAACTGGTAAGGACGTAAGATAATTTCTGAGCATGGGTTAGTTCCATAGTGAATATCTGGATCTCTTCTTCCATACTTGGCTGCTTGGGCTTGAGCTGCGGCCACATTGTATATACCTCGTTCTCCTGACTTTGAATCATAAAGATTTTTCCATTCTGCTATAAATTGTTCCATTGCTGGCTTGCGTGAATAAGCAACAGAGTTATTTGAAAGTGCACGTTGAGTATTATTTTCCCACCAGTTACCAGACTTTGCTGCGGCCATTTCAATATCGTTAATATTAGAAAGAGAAATCATAGCAGAGCGTCTTACTCCACCGACAACCACAACTTCACCAATCTTACACATGATGTCATGGGCCTCAATAGGCTTAAGTTGACGACCTACTGCATTCTTAAACTTTGCAATAGTAAAATCAAAAAGATTAACAAGTGGTTGTGGTCCAGATGAACGTCCGCCCATTGTCTTAAGTCTTGCGCCTGCTGGACGAACCTTTGATACGTCAATTGCTGGAATGTGTCCAGTCCATAGCAGAGCTAATAGTTCACGATAAGCTTTAGCCCATCCCTGCTTTGAATCTTCTACAACAATTACTGTGTCTGACTTTTCTAAAGACTCTGGGACGGCAGGAAGCTTATTTACATACTTGTATTCAACAGAGAATCCAACACCAGTTCCACACATCAAGATATACATTGTTTCATCAAATGACCTTGGATTGTCTACTGGAACAAATGAACAGTTGTAGCCTGCAACATGATCTCTATCTAGTGCTGCGCCTGCAGTCATTACTGATCTCATTGATGGCATTACATCACGATTAAATACAGCATTACGCAATTCTTCAACAATCTTTGCATCTGGTTTATAACTATAATTTTTATTTAAATGACTCAGCATGTAGTCAAAATAACGATCTACTGTTTCTCCCCATGTTTCTCTACGACCTTCTTCTGGAATCCATCTTGCATACCGAGACAACGCAATGAAATTTTCATAGGGATTAGCAATAGTTTTTGACATTTTTAAATAGCACCTGTTCTCCGCCTTGCGGTTATATGATTTTTAGTTGAAGTCTAATTCTACCAAACTTTAATCTAAAGGGGAAGGGCTATTTAAATTTTTTTTCTAAATGCTTAAAAGCATTCTTAGTCAACTGATCCCAGTTGTATTCTTTATGAATTTTATTTGACTGTGCATAATAGTAGCCAAAATAAGCTTTGCTATTTATTACAACTTCACACATCAAGTCTTCTAAATGTAATCTATCTGGCTTAAACATTTTTCCAACGTGTGGGTCCCCTACTGCTTTTGGCAATGTCTCATCTGTAAGTTTAGAGTTTAGTCTTAGAGGTCCAATATATTTACTGTACTGAGCCCAATCGTGTGTAGATATTACTGGCATACCAGTTGCTAAACCTTGTAGCGGGATGAAGCCAAAACCTTCTCCCCAGGACGGATATACCAATGCGTGATGTTGATGAAACAAGGCAACAAGATCTTCTTCAGAATATTCTTCTGAAATTATAGTTATATTGCTATATGCTTTGTCTGGATTTACAAATTCATTATTTTTATTATAAACTCTAATTGTATTAAATCCATGAGCCTTTATGGTTAAATGATACTCTGGGTTGTTTCCGTATAATTTTATAAATGTTTCTACTACTAATTGTCCATCTTTTCTTGGAGACGGCTCTCCTACATGTAAAAATTTAAATGGTTGACCTGGCCTTAATATTCTTTTTTTAGGTTTCCAAATATCTTCAATGCCGTGTGGATAAACATATATTGGTTTAGTTACACCATTTTTTTTAAATACATCTGCAACCCAGTCTGACGTTGCCCAAACTTCATCACAAAAATTAAATCTTTCTACCCAGTCTGTTCGCATCCCAGTTGATTCCCAGGGAGTGTATCCAATTTGATATTGATTTCTATGTAATTTAAAATGATGTGGCTGAGTAAAGTTTAATTGAATATCAGATTTTGGATCAGCATATCTTACTTCATGGCCTAAATTATTTAAAGATCTTACAATATTTTTTCCAGCGTAACCGAAGCCCACTGCTGGATTTAGCCCTGCTTTTATCGTATAATAAGATATTTTCATAATTTTTCTTAGTCAACTGGCTTGACAGTTATTGCCAAACAATGGTATTCTTATAGTTCGTTATCTCTAGAGGAGGAAATGCCAATGGAGAAAATTAAAGAACGTTTGAGTGATGTTGCTCATAACTGGTCTTATATAGGAATGATAACATTATTTCTATTTACTGTCCAGCCTGGTCCAACAGTTACCCAAGCGTTAACAACTCAGCCTGTAAAGGTTGAAAAAACTGAAAGACAACTAAAGAGAGAAATAATAGATAAGTTCAGTAATGAAACTTATAAGCACTCAGAAATGCTTGCACCTGAAGATTTAAAAGATTTACTATGGGCTGTAGGTTTTGAGGGAATTGCTTTAAAAACAGCTTGGGCTGTTGCTCGTGTAGAATCTAATGGGAGACCATTAGCACTAAACGATAACACTCGAACTGGAGACAAATCTTACGGAATTTTTCAGATCAATATGCTGGGGCAACTTGGTGAAGATCGTAAAGATAAATTCGAATTAGTTTCAAATAAGGAATTATTTGATCCAGTAACAAACGCAGAGATAACGTACTATATGACCAAAGGCGGCAAAGATTGGTCGTCTTGGCCTAACTCAATAGGTAAGGCCAGGAATCTCATACCTGAGTTTCCAAAACATTAAGGAGGACGAATGAAAAAGATACAATACGTATCTAAGTACATTCGCCTATCAGAAGAGGGTCTTGTTCCACGGCTTGAATGCCCAATGGATCAGGGCCCTCTTTTTTGCAATATTTCTATGAACGATGAAATATATCTATACTGCTTGTCATGTAATTATAAACAATATATTGGCAATGCCACTTATGATAAAATAGTATCCCTAGTAGAAAAGATATCCAATGAAGCCTAAGAAGCTACAATACGATTTGTACCACCCAGTGTTCGAACCTATAGGCTACATGAAAGATGTAATGCCTGACTGGTTTAAAAAAATTGAAAAATTTTCTGGTGGAAAGTTGAGTATTTCTCCTTCCACTATAACAGTAAAAAGCTGTGCTCCATTTATGGACTCATTTTTAACTGGATACTATATTCCTTTGCCTATAGATATTCTAGTAGAGCAAACAGAAAATGGTCCACGGTTAAGCTGGCAATTCTATTCTCCAGATTACACCGAAACTGATTTTGTAATTGAAAGAGATAAAGGCATGGTTCCTACTCTTCCTATTCCTCAAGGATTTCATAACAATCATTTTTCTTGGAGCACAAAACAAATTTTACAAGTAGAAGATGGCTACAGCCTACTTATCACACACCCTTTAAACAGGACTGATCTGCCTTTTATGACACTTTCAGGAGTTGTTGATGCTAACTATCCAATGAACGGTGGAAAATTGCCATTCTTGCTTCAGATGGGTTTTGAGGGTATCATAAAAGCAGGCACACCAATTGCTCAAGTCATACCAATTAAATCAGAGCCTTGGATTCTAGAAAGAAATACTAATTTGCTAAAAGAAGCAAAACTTGCAAGAAGTGAATCTTTAAAACATATTATTGGATGGTATAAAAATAAATTCTGGAGAAGAAAGGAATATAACTAATGAGCGACGGATGCTGTGGTGGTTCATGTGCATGTGGACAAGGAATTCAAATAGGCGAATATAGTGCAAGTGCGAAAAATAGTGAAAATTTCAGTGCGGCGGAAGTAGAAGAACCCATATTTGAATCACATAATATAAATAACCCCGAACTAAATGTGTGGAGAACTCCACAAATATATCCCCTTACAGATGGAGCTATAAATGATTGAAGAAAATTTGCCTGATGGGGCAATAATTAAAGATGCAGGAACTATCGAAGATAATCTGCCTATGGTCACATACATCATGCTTCACAGAATATATGATCTACTATCGCTAATTGCCAACAAAGTGGCGGGAAGCGAAGAGACGGCAAAGATGGTGTCATACCATGAACAAGGATTCTTACTAGGACCAGAACCTGCATATACACCAAGTGAGATAAAGGATGAAGTAGATGGCATATAGTCAAGATCAGATGGAATTTGCCCATATGGTAGCTTTTAGGCTAAAGGAGATACTAGAGGTATGTCCTAATGTTGATGAAAAGTCTACATGCTGGACAGTGCATGAAAAAGCTCACCAGAGATGCTATGATCTTATGGTCTTATTGGCTGAAATTACTAATCTACCAGAGTATCTGGAATTTCTTGGTAATCATCCAGAGACCAAAGTGAATCCATATGGATTTATTACTGCTCTTCCCCCCGCCAAAAGATTTAAAGAAGATCCTGAAACAGATATAGATTTTGTTCAAGATATCGTTGACTTAGAACAGTAAATATACTACAATATAGATGTGTAGGTAGAGACATTCCCGTGTCTCCCTATATAATGTATAGCAATATACTAGAAAAACCCATTCGGATCCGCCTCTGAATGGGATTTTTTCTTTATATGATATTTATTTCAGTTGACTAGAATATATACTAATTACTACGAATTTTAGATATGCAATTTACACAATAATTCTCTAGTATACCTTTATTGTTTAGTCTTTCAACATATTTAGGTCTATCACAAAAATCACACTTGATTTCTTCTGTCATATTTTATACACTTATCCTTAATATATATTATATATTTTTTACTGATTACTTGGGAATTTAGATTTTAGCAAAACCCCCCCTCCCCCCATAAAAAAGTTTTTATGTGAGAAAGAGGAAAGCTTCACCAAACTCCCAAGTGTTACTTGGTATATTTGAGTTTCAGTGTAAACCCCCCGAAAACCAGTCTTAATTATAGCATTGCAAAAATTGTTGAGTCAATAGCTTTATAAAAATATTTCTAGTCGACTAGTATTTAAGATCTATAGAAATGTTAATATAATTTTAATTTGTATGATACACACATTTAGGCGTGTCCGATTTGTCCGATAGTGAGCCCATATCTAGGCTATTTGTGGCGTATCTCACACACTTATTTTTCAAAATGTCCGATTTGTCGGTGTTGCGACTTGATATTTGTCAGTCCCCCGTTATATGATTATAGTATAAGAAAAATTAAATAAGGGTAAATGAGCCTAGCAAATAATCCGAAAGGTGAGCCTAGCAAATAAATTACCTAAGTTTATCTAAAAAGAAAGGAGACACACAATGTCTCACTCAGTATCAGTAGTAGTAGAACCTACTCACCCTATGTCCTCTAGTAATACTAAGGATAAGAATATCTTTCGCCTTGCTAATGGTAATTACATTAGCCGTATGGCGTATGTCTATATGGTAGCCGATAAGGGCTTACTATCTCACCGCTATCTCTCACCTAATGAGAGTAAGTGGGTTATGTCTAATAGAAAGGATAACTAATATGACTAATCGTATATGGGAAAGTCTTAACGACTATCACACCCCCGCCCACTATGTGGCTTGCTCTAATGGTTGCGGTAGGGTTACCGCTTGGACACTATGTGTAATGTGTGGAGGCGAATACGCCACACACGCCCTAGTCAATGTGAGGTAATTCACACCGACACACCCCCCGCTAGGGTTGTAAATGTCAGCCCCCTAGTGTAGTCTTACAGACATACAAACTAACGAAAAGGAATAGAAAATAAAATGACAATAACATACTCACTATGGCAAGGTAGCCAACTACTATCAGTAGATAACAAGGCTAATAGCGCAGATGAATTACTAAATGTAATGACCGAACTAAATAAACTAGGTAAAGGATTTACCTACAATGTAAGAGGAGTAGAGGTAAAGTAATGATGACTAAATGGGATACTATTCAGGCAGATGTAGCAGATGCCTACCGCCATCTAGATGATGTAGATGAATTAGAAAATGAAGAAACCGAAGAAGAATATTTCGGTATAGAAATAATTTCGCTTGATGAACTAAGCGATACAGAACTAGAAGAAATGGAGATAATGTAAATGGTATATCTAGAACTAAACGAATATGGGCTAGAGTTTGATTTCTTTAATAACGGAATCTACCTTAATTGGATTACACTAGGTGTAATTGCTATTGCTACTATTGCGCTAGTAGTCTATAAGAAAAGTCAGTGGTAATGAATAGACTACTAACTACACTAGTCCAACTAGCCTTGCTAGTTTCCGTCGTATCCTTGTGGCGTATGGCGTGGCCAATGCTCAAAGAAGATGTGAGAGAACTCACACGCAAATAACGGCGTGTCGATTTGACAATTGTCAGATCGGCCCGCAGCTTTTTGGGGGCGTTATCCACAGGTT